GGTCAGCTGCGGCATCAAATTCTTCTGCACCTGCATCAGCTTCTCCTGTATCTGCTGCGCCACCCCCACCAAACTCAGGAATACCACCTTCATCACCACCACCAGCAGCAACACCACCGCCTTCACCGCCAATTTCTGCTTCAGCTCCAGCAGTGGCAGCTAGCTGCTCCTTCCACATTGGTCCTGCAGCTTGAATCTGAGATAGCTCCCATTGCATTTCAGCATCCTTACGAAGGAACTCCCTATTAGCAAGAATATCACGATCCTTCCAACCAAGATACTTTTTCTGCGCATAAGTAACAGATATAAATTCATTACTTGCAAGTGTATTAAAGTTACCAGCTTTAAGCTCTAACTTCTGAGACTCACGCATTTCAAAATAGTTAGTTGGTGGGTTGAAGATAACCTCAAGATTAGTTTCACCTAACTCTAACTCATTCCATAACCCCTTTAATTTGAGATGTGTAATAAAGCCTCTTTTAACTGCAGTCGCTAAATGCTGCTGCTGTCTAATAATAAACTTTGCAAACTTAAGTTCTTCACGTAAGATACTTGATGGATCAACTGTACGATCTTCTGGATCGATACGTGTGGCAGGTACTTTAAGTGATCTATATAACTTCTTAATAAAGTACATTAAGTCGGCCAACTCACCGAGGTTAGCACCTCCTGGGAGCTGTTGAACTTGAGTACCATCTGAACCTTGACGCTTAGCAAACCAGAACGCATCAAGCATTGATTGTGGATTAAATTTATTAACTACACTACTCTGATCGTTGTCGAATGTCTTTTTCGACCAATAATTCTGAATAAGCTTACGTAGATACGCTTCTGCTTTAGGTGGGGCCATATTACCAACATCGACGTTAAATACTAAACGTTCTGGAGCTCTTACCAGTCTGTAAATGACAATTGCATCTTCAATTAACGATAACTGACGATATGGTCGACGTGCATTCTCTAAAAACGGTACTACAAAATCCTTTGTATCGTTATATACGCCTGAATTTGCATAAATTAACTGATTTTGCTCCATTGGAATCATTTCAGTCTTCTCTATTTTTTCAGGCTGGGTGGTACTAAAAATTGGTTTTTTGTAAATATAGCCTTTAACAAGCATATTTTGAATATTGTTATAAACAGGATCGACAATTTCCGCAGGAATATTCATTAACCCTAAAACACCTTCATGAGTATAATCTTCATGTAAAATAAGTTCAAAAAAGACTTCTCCTTCAACTAACAACTGACGAAAATACTGCCAACCTTTTGATCTAAGTTCGAAAAAATCAATATACTTATCAAACTCTTCATCTAATCCCTTTTTATCATCTACCGATAGGTCAATATTTTCATAATGAATTTTAGCTGCACGTCCATTTTCATCGACATTAACACACTCGTCGCAAATTTCATCCAAAGCATCTGATACTTCAGAATAAGCAGCCATAATACGATAGTCACGTAGCCGACCACCTTTATTAGCATCTAGAGATGCATACATTACATCCTGAAAAGAACCATCTTTACCAAAATCACCGATAGGTATATTATTATACGGGTTAGAAGATGTAACAGATGCTTTCGCTAACGCTTCCGCCCTCTGTGTACCATGTTTTGCAAAGTACTTATACTTCGTATTGAGTTGATCGTCTTGTTGACTTGCGTACGGTAATCTATTTGAGATATAACTCACTAGATTTCTGCCAAAAGTAGCAGCTCTACCGTCATTTGTTGGAGAAGTATCAGCCATCTTTAGTTATTTATTCTGCGGTGAAGTGGAAGCCATCTATTTCTGCTGAAGTCTTCCACCCTGCTTGGTTTTTAATAATAACATCAAATTTACCAGAAGCAGTAAGAGCTGGTATCATAATGTTAAGGATTTGATTGTTGAGGACATTCCACTGACTATTTGGTAAAATGTAACCGCTTACTTCACCTGTATAAGTTGTATTTACTGCAGTGAAACCTGTTGTAATAGCGCTGTTTGAACTGAGCATTATAAACTCCGTTCTATCATAGTTACCACCATAAAAGGTATAACTTCTTCCTCCAGATGATAAATTCCTCTTAATCGTGATAGGATTATCAATTGGTAATAGTGAACCGGATGTATTAAAGAATACATTTGTAATATCCGGTATACCTGATAAGGAAATTGTTTCTATATCTGCAACTGATGTTAATGAGTCATAGAACGACTCATACTCTAGAGACGATAGACCTTGATTAAAGTTAAAGTCTGGCCTTACGTTTACAAAATTATTTTCAATAAAGTAGATTGGAGAAGATCTTTCATTTTTCGATCTAAACAACCAACCCTTAATAGTAAATGATGTGTCTGCAATAATTCTAAATTTATCACTATATGTTGTTTCGGTAGGAGTATTTAAATTAATAGTTTTATCCCATAAAACTTCAGATCTAATTTCTATAGAATTATTAACATTATCTGATACTGGCTCTTTCCATGTTAAAATTATATACGGGTCTGTGTATGGTACAAAGTTGGAAATAATTTGATCCATATCTTGCATATATCTGCAAAGTATAGACATGTTAACAGTTAAGTTTACTGGTGTAGGTGTTCTAATAGCTGAAGCGGAATTAGCGTTAGCATAATTTTCAAAATTATCAAGCTTATTAAACACTCTTTCTGTATCATATGATACGCTAGCTAAATTAATAGCAACAACTGGAAGCTCTATATTCTTAGCTTTGTTAACTATATCATGCATTATTCGCTGCTTAGGAGCGAACACATATCTAACACCAATTTCCTGCCGCGCACTATTATTTTTGTCGTAGCGCTTAATAACCGTGTCATCAAAAGCTGCTACAAACTGCGTTAAGAGGTCCTTAACTTCAAAGTTGTAGGTGTAATTAACCATTGTATATATTTAATGCTTAAACGAATCTTTCGAGGAAGTATTTTGGTAACTTATGTTTAGACCGTAAAATACTATCCACAATAGTACCATCTAGTATATATGTAATGCATGTATCCTTTTTAGATCTAACACCTCTTCCACATGATTGAATCAACGAGCATAACATTTTATTTTGATACCAATCAAAATCATTTTTCATCATTCGCTCAATTCTAACATCCTTAGTAGGTAAAAAGGGAGCTTTAATAATTATTTGAAACTTCGCTAAATCTCCTTTTAAATCAACACCATATGACATAGACGGAGATACAAGCACAGTTGGATCTACACTAGCCATATGTTTATCTAGAATATCTTCATTCTTAATACCAGGCTCGCGATATAAAAATCTATCTCCATATAACATAGTACCTAATTTAGCTGTAATACTATTATTTTGAGAATGAATAATACCTTTATCGTTTACATGATGATTACATATTTCTGCTACCTGCTTAATAATACGAGGGAGGTACTTATCCATTGTGTGGTAGTTTAACTTATACTTTGGATTACAAACAATAGGAGCCTTCTTAGGGTCAAACGCTGATTCAGCTTCAACATATTTATAGTCTTCAATTCCTAATGACTTGCAAAAATTATCTGGATCAATAATTGTAGCCGACATTAGGATTACTTTATCAGCATAATCAAATAATCTATATGCTAACTTATTAACCTTTAGAGGCATAAATGTAATTCCTGTAGCATCCTTTTCATACACGTACTCAGACTCTTGCCACGAATCGGTAACTAACCCGACCTTACTTTGCAAGTTCATTATACGTTGCATATTAGTCGTAAGATCTAAAATAGCCTTTTTATTATTTGTTTTCTTAACAGCGAGAATATCTTTAATCTCATCTATTTTATCAGTAAGATCAATTTGTAACTCTGTCAACCACTTAACTGCCGACATACGTGTTGTCAATGGTCTAATATCAACATCCATTCTCGCAAGAAACTTGTAGTCAATCTTACAAGTAAATTCTTTAACTAATTGATCCTCTAATTCTGAAGCCTCGTCGCAAATCAAGAACTGTCTTTTCTTAAGGTGATTGGGTAAAGCAAAAAACATATTATAGTTTAAAGTATTAAACTGTGATACCAAAGCTTTATTCCTAGCTTCATAATATGTACACTTATTTTTTGCCCAGCAATCAGCTTTTAAATTAGCGGAATGTAAGCATGGCGCTACGTCAACAGGATATCGCTCATCTATTGCGCATTGATAGTTTGACTTACCCTTAACTACAGCAGTATCTTTAAATAACTCCTTATACTGATCTTGTAATGCTTTAGTAATAGTTAAAGCTGTACAACCAAACGATGGCATCTCATCACACTCATCTTGATATGTATACCCACTTTGGGTACGTTTATAAGCAGCATATGAAGTAACTAGCTGACGAAATTCATCAGGACTCTCTTCTGCAACATTACCTAATGTTTTTGATATAAAACTCTTACCACTACCTGTAGGTGCATTACATACTACAAATTTACTACCTGTCTCGAAAGCTTCATCAATACTTTTAAGGAGTTTAACTTGAGACGAGTTTGGATCGTACCCCTTTGGAAAGTGTTGCAATAAGTTATTAATCACCTATATCATTATAGTCTATCAACCCTATAAATCAACTTCATGTAGCGGCATTATATACAAATTTTCATTGTATATTTTAGACTTCTTTGATGAATCTAAAAACTTAACCTGTAAATCTAAATCTCCAAAATTAAGTAATTTACTAAGTTTGTAGCAAAGAATAGTTTTCGAACCTCTCGTAGTTATTTCAAACGGATACGGAATTTCATACAAACGTGTCCTTACTTCATCCTCTAAAGTTAATCTAGCATAATGTTGTTTTATTTGAAAGATTCTTAACTTACCTTTTCTAATAATTTTACGATCAGTGCATATGGCGACGTCTTGTAAGAGGTATGGCTTTAAATGATTGGAAAAATTTTCAAGGGATACATTCATGAATTCATAAAGTTAAATTTTTGCTCAGGTGACATTGGATAAATGTTCTCGTTAAAATATTCCCAAAAATCTTTATCTGGGATTTGTTGAATTAAATCGCAAGAGTTCATGTTAATAGTTCTATAATCTTGCATCAAAATATCCCACACTACTAAGACATTTTCTGCTGCTTCGTTGATCTTTTTTGGGCCACTCGGAGGAGCGTAGTTTAAAGTGACCCGTCCGTTAACAGAATTTAAAAGTTCATAAGACTTAGTGCATAACATACGCCTTGCAGGGCTATCACCTGCTTGAGGTCGTCGCCGTGCAAATCTTACTTCACATACATTTTTAAGTAGTAGTGAATCAAGAGCTACTCTTTGAATTATCATCCTTTACCTTACAAATACCGAATAGCCTGTCTTCATTTAGAAAAATACCTCTTTTAATTGTAGAACCATTTACATCAATATTAGCAACAGTAACACCGAGATTGTTAGGGAAAATTACAATATCACCTGGCTTGGTATATTCTGCATTTGGCCCAGCAAGAATAACCTTCGCCCTGCGCCAAGCTTTCGTTAATGCGTTAGTCGGTACAAAAATACCATTACGTTGAATTTCACCTGTTTCATTATCGTCAACATATTCAACTAATAAGATATCGTCAAAAATCATTGAAAGTTCATAATCATCTGAAAGACCTACATCCCCTTCACTATTGGGTGTAAGATCGATAAGATGCTTTTGAGGTGCAAGAGTGTCAATACTTCTTTGTGCCATATCTATATTTACTTTAGGTTAATAATTAATCAAGCAGGTTCTCATATATCTCTAGCTCACGAACAGACATATTTTTATTCTTAGCAATCATCTTAAGTTGATCAGTCTCGTCTTGCTTTTCTTTATCTTTCTTAACCTTTTTGATATAGTTAATACGTTTAAATTTTAATCGTGGTATTAGATTATAATACATCATATATGTTTTTTGCTTATCCGTATCAAAAATACCGCAATATTTATTAAGGGTCTCATTAACAAAACCAACAGTATCTTTACTATACATAGTAAGCCAGCGATTAAACAAAAACGGTACAAAAGCTTGTTCACCTTCTGAGTCTAAGGGCTCAGGCTGCTTACTCTTATTAGAGTAGAATAGTTTATTTTGTAACTGGAAGAAGTTCATTAATATATTTAGCTACTGATTTTGCTGTAAACCTATTATTATAAGTCTGTTGCTGCCTATCTTGTATCAATTGTAACATATCTAGATCAGAAAGCAAATCCATAATAGTATTACCAACATTTCCATCCCAGTCATCCACTTGACAAATAGCGGCGTTTTTATAAATTTTTGTGTCAGGTAGTTTTGGTGATACGACCACAGCACCACTTCTCATAGCTTCATAATGTCTAAATGTTTCCATACTTACATTACCAGCTGGGCATACTACAACTTTTGATCCGTGAAGTTTTTCTGAATATGTATCCCCATCTAATCCCATATTGAAGCCTTTTGATATATTAACCTCTATTTTAGGTCTTTTATCAGACGACATAGTCTGAAAAAAATCAATCACCGGGCGCATATATCGTTGCCTGTTTACTGACGCCATATGACCTGCAAAAAATACATCGATAGATCTATTTTTTATTGGTCTATTAATAAGTTTTAGATGCTTCTTATTATACCCAAGCGGAAACGAATGAACACTACTACATTCTTGTGTTGGTTGTAAGTATGCTTTAAATGTAGTAGCGTTATCTTTCCATTCTTGTGGAACATTATCGGTCATAAACTCATCTGCTAGACCAATAATAACGTTTCTCTTATTTTTATCGAGTACTACCTTATCACAAAAGTCCCATTCTTGGGTCATGCTGACTACATGCAGATGTGTATCACTATCAAAGTCAAGCTCTTTAATAACTCCCTGAATATAGGTCCATTCACAAAAGTGTGGCTCAACTCCATAGTAATCTGTAACTGTAGTCATTATACAATTACTTTTGTAGTAGCTACAAATTGATCTCTAACCTCATAATTAAAATAATTGCAAACTTTGATCATAAAACCTTCCGCGTCTTCATCTGATAAATTAGAAGAGTATGCAAAACCAGGAGCATCTTTACCTGCATCAATATTAAGTGCTGTATGACCAAGAGTAACGTTATCCTTACTATATGTAATCGATACACTTACCTTACCTTGATCACGCTCTTCACCATCAGAGCCCGTAAACTTATCTATTACCATAAGATCATCACCTTTCATTGTAATAGGAAGCTTAATGTATTCAGAAATAATTTGCGCTACTGCAGTATTAAATAAACGTTGAAAAGAAACCGCACCTAACGGACACATATTAGGAATCTCCCAGCAAAAATTAATTGCATCTTTTGACGAGATAAAATCATCAGTTAAAGTATCCTCCAAATCAATAAGATTGTCTTTAACTTCCATCGGAGCGCGAAACGCTACAATATTACCTACAGGTGAAACATCTTTACGAAAATATTCATACGCAAATCGGTTATGAATTAAAGATCCATCATATATATCTTGTTCTATAATCATTACTCTGTTAGTATATATTACTATATCAGGAAGGCAAATATTTAGTTACTAGAGGATTGTCTACGGTTGCCCAATATGAACCACAATTATGGCCAACCGGTCTTATACCATATACTTCATGATTAGTTTTTACTTTTGTATATGAATTATCGTAAATAGCTCGATTAATTATTTCCTCTCCAGAACCAACATGTACACCTTGCTCTCTATATAATTCATAATTATCAAACATCTCTTGATAAATATTCATGCAATTACCACTACCAAACATTAAAAAATCAGATAATACAGCAGGGTTATGACAAACATCAGGAGAAAATATTGCAGGTTGTGTCAAGTCATAAGCTGTAATATCGATAGGTGTTTCAACACACATATCAAACCTTGTTCTTATAACTGCGTCATATTTTTTATCTGATTTATTTAAAAGTTCGAATCCTCGTTTAGTACTATAAAAAAGAGATTTGTGAGTTACCTCATAATCAGGTCCGCCAAATGGTATAGGTTCTTCAATTAAAATATCTGTTGGTTTCCATAAGTCATATATAATACTTTCATCTTTACTTCCATCTTTCCAAGTATGGATAAAAATATCATATTCCTTAAAATTAACAATATTTTTTCTAAAAGAGTATATACCTATATCTACAAATCTTTGCTGACCAAATATGACGATAGCTTTATTCATTTACTATATTTATTTATTTATAATGTATTTGTCATCTGTATAAGATGCATCTCTAATAACAATTAAATCTGTATTCTTATGGAAAGAGGACTCTGATACAGTATATGGCTCAAGTACAAATATTTCACCTTCACGAAATCTTTCACCGTTTATTTCAACATCTCCAGAAACGACAATATTGATTTCCGTGCTTTTTTTATGGTAGTGATTTTGTGTCGGAGCACCTTTCTTATACTTATGATAACCTACTTCAAATTTTTCCGTCTTTAACACAGAAGGATCAAAGTTGCCAACCACCCAACCATTTACCATATCCTTTATATTATACTTTTTCATTTGATTCAGCTTTTGTTATTCTTGGAATATGTCTACCACCATCAAATGTGGTTACTTGTAAAATGTTTATTATGAGTTCAAACATTTTTTTATCTACAGTTCTCGCTGGTATAGAAAAATAATTAGCGCAATTATGTCTTACAGCATGCTCAGCTGTATATTCATCAGATATTAATGCCGCTCTAATACCTTTATACTTATTACCAGCTATGTTAACTCCTTGACCCGTTCTGCAAAATGCTATAACATGATCGCTATAACCACGACTAGCTGCTTCAACTGCTTGTGAAACATAATCATTATAATCACAATCTTTATTTACAAATGTACCATAATCAACATAACGTATACCAAGCGCATCTAAAACCTCACATGCTTGATTTTTAAGATCGAATCCGGAATGATCTGCGCAAATAGCAATAGGTTTATCACCAAATTTGACTAGTGTATGGGTTAAGAAAAACTCAAGCTCACTAGGAGTACCCATTAAATGCATTTTATCAACTTCTTCAATAGTAATACGTTTACCATTTTCAATCATAAAGTTATATAGGGGACAGATATAAAATTCTCCTTTGGTGGTAATATCTTGTTCGATCATTACCTTTGAATACTTTACAAAATCTGAACCTTTTGAAAAAGTATAAACTCCTACTGCAGCATTCTCACTTATAACTTCCTTTTCAGCAGTTCGTGTAACCAAATTATTGTCATCTAATTTTGCGTAACTATATCCATTATTATTACTTTTAAATGTAAGAATAGTACCATCAACCGAGGTATCAATTTTTATTGGGTCAAAGAACGGTTCAAAGAAAACATCTAAAGTATAAATTAACAGTGGATCATCATTATTAATATGATCTTCAGCCATTAAACATGTTTCTACAGACCCACGGGTAATTTTATCTAAAATAATAATTTTAATATCGTCACCATACCGTTGTTTTAAAATAGTATCGAGTGAGTAATCACTTACATGGTCACGTCGTATACAGAAAATAAGATTACACTTATCTTTATTATCAATTGACTCAAGACTTAAATCAATCATTTGCGTATCGCCTACCATTATAAGTTGTTTTGGCATTGCATAATCAGCGTCTACAAACCTCTGTCCTTTACCAGCAATAGGTATTAAAATATTAACTTTACTCATTATTCTTTTTAATTAAATTATATGTCATAGAATGTGCAATTGCAACTGCTTCTTTGACAGGGGTTTTACTAATTAAATTAGTAATAGTTGCTGCAGCAAAAGTATCCCCTGCTCCAAGAATATTTACACCCTTCAGAATATCTTCTACTTTTGTTGAGAATGTATCTTGCCCATAATATGTGCTACCGGATGTATAATGTACAAGTATATCACCTTTAACATATTTACGAAGTTCTTCTATAGGCATCCATAAGTCTTCATCAGATATAAAAAGTAAATCTACATACTTTAAAACTTGCAAGTCCTTAAGAGGTTTACCAGCACAAATATCCGCAGATATTTTTTTACTTGCTAAGGAGACCTCTTTAACAAAACTTAAATCATTGAGCTGGTTAAGGTATAATATATGTGACCAATCTGATATTTGTATGAAGGGGGCTCTAGTCTTTACAGATAATGTAGCTGTCGAAGCTCGACGAACTTTTTCCTTATCAACATAAATTAAAGCCTCTCCTATTTCCGTTGGTTCTATTCTAACATTAATATTATTTGAAAAATTAATAAAAGCTTTCCAGACGTTACCTACGCTACCAATTGTTTCGTAAGATTTATTACCATCAAAAATAGTATCATATGTCAAATGGCCATATAATGTAACGTTAGAACTTGTCATCTTTATCTAAATTATAAAATAATTCTTCATCAAAAGGCGGTATTATATTTCTACTTTCACATACATCAAATAATTTATCTAAACAATTATCTCCTCCAACTCTATTCAAAATATTACCGCAGCAATATTCCTGAATTGTTTTAACAGCATTAGAGGGGCAAAAACTATACCCAACTTCTTTCATAATATTTAAATCAAAAATATCATCACCTACATAACACATTTCATCAGGTAATATATTATACGTACTTTTAAATATGTTTATGAAAGCACTTTTACATACACCTCTAGATGCATAAAAATCTATTGACCTATTTTTTGCAATTGACTCATTAATATTAGTATCTCCTGAAAGAAAAATTACTTCTACACCAGCAGATTTAAATTTCTTAATAGCTGAAAAATCTTTATCGCAAAACGTTTTATACTTTGCTAATCCTGTATTATCGTAGTATTTCTTACCATCGGTAAGAACACCGTCTACATCTAAAATAAGTAATTTAATCATAGTAAATAATCTGAACAAATATTAATATCTTTAATTTTATATTGTTGATTGGGAATTGCAACAACACTTTTACTATCATATTCAATATTCATATCTATACTATCAGAATGGTACCATTTATAACCATGACCTGTTAATACAACTAAATCACTTTCATGGAAAAAGCAGTTTGTTTTTGCTTCTAATAAGTTTGCAAATGCGGCATTATTTTTACAATGCAACCACAATTTACGCTGTAGTAGAAAATCTATTTGTATTTTATATTGAGGTAAATCATGTCCTAAATAGTAATTACCTTTAAGATACCATACATCTGTCTCTACATTATAGCCTTGCTGTAAGGTTTCAATCAGGTAGTCGGGATGATTTTCAACGTCTTTATTTGGGCCATTTAAATTACCGCGATGTGATACAAACATTTTAAAGCTTGTAGGTTTCAACAGATTTATTTTCTTTATTAGCTGCAACCCAAATCATTTCATCAAGCATTTGTTCAAAGCTATATTCTGGCTTCCAACCAAGTTTGTTTCTTAACTTAGTTGAGTCTCCTTTGAGTAGGTGAAGTTCTTCCGGCCGCTCAAATTTGTGCGATGTTTTAACTAGATCAGTTGAAATACCTAAAGCATTAAATGTATAGTCAACAAGTTGTTGTACTGTATGTGTTTCACCAGTAGCACATACATAATTATCAGGCTCGTCTTGTTGAAGCATTAACCACATTGCTTTAACATAGTCTTTAGCATGCCCCCAATCCCGGCTTGATTCTAGGTTGCCAAGTACAATCTCTTTAACTTGACGATGCTTAATATCTACTGCACCATTAACGACCTTATTAGTTACAAAGTTGATACCACGTCTCGGCGATTCATGATTGAACAGAATACCATTACTAATATGCATACCATAACTGTTACGGTAGTTATTACAAATATTATATGAGAAGACTTTCGCGCAACCATAAGGACTTACCGGATCCATAGGAGTAGTTTCTCTCTGGAATCCATCTTTATCAATATTATTACCAAACATTTCGCTTGAAGATGCTTGATATATTCTCGAATTAGGGCAAGTAAGTCTAATTGCTTCAAGTAAGTTTAACGTGCCAAGACCGGTCGCTTCAGCTGTATATATTGGAGCATCAAAGCTAACACGAACATGAGATTGCGCAGCTAAGTTATAAATCTCATCAGGCCCTTTAGCCTTCTGCAACACGCTGATAAGTGACGACATGTCAGTCAAATCTGCATAAACGAGATTAACTCGCTTAAAAATATGATCTACACGTTTTGTATTATATTCTGGTGAAGAGTTACGACGAATTGTTCCCCAGACTTCATACCCTTTATCAAGAAGAAGCTCTGCTAGATAGGAGCCATCCTGACCGTTGATACCTGTGATTAACGCTGTTTTCATTTTAATATTTTTTAATAATGTTACAAATTTGTTCTATTTCTTTATCACCCATACCTTGATGATTAGGTACATAGAACCCATACTCATGTATAATTTCCGCATTAGGATTGTTTACTTCCATACCACCGAATTTTTTCCACATAGGACTCCTTGTTAATGATCCAGCAATAAGTGGTCTACAGGCAATATTATTATCTTTTAGTTCAGCAATACACTTATCACGCTCTTGTAGAATTANTGGGTAACAGAAACTAGAAACAAAGTCACCTTCTCGTTGTGTTGGTGAAAATAAATTAGAAGTATAAGCTAATCTATCGTTATAGTTATGGAAGTTTTCATTACGAATTTTAGTAAATTTATCAATCTTATCTACCTGATTAAGACCAATCTTTGCTTGAAGATCTGTAGCTCTAACATTTAATCCAGGAAGATAAAAAGTAAACAACCTATCAAAATTCTTAATATTATTTTCCTCTGCAAGTTTTTGCGCAGCCACTTCATCAAGATCTCTATCCCAACCATGCGAACGTATCATAAGAAGTAAATTGTTAATCTCTCTATCATTAGTAGAAATCATACCACCTTCAATAGTAGAGATGTGATGTCCAAAATAAGTTGAGAAGAAACTCATGCAACCAAAGGTGCCAAGTTTTTTACCTCTAAATTCAGAACCCAGACTCTCACAAGTATCTTCAATTAATAAAACATCATACTTATTGCAAAGCTCAACAATATGATCCATATCTGGAACAAGTCCTAATACAGAAACCAGAATAAAAGCGGCCGGCTTCTCTTCTCTAAACAATTGTTCTAGATGATGTAAGTCAGCAGAGAGATCTTCTTGGTTGCAATCTACTACAAAAGTTTCCATCCCAAGTATAAGTGGTGAGCTTAAGTCAGTAGCCCAACTAACATCTGGAACAACAATCTTATTATTTTTTAATTTTCCTCCAAACTTAAGAGCAGTAAGACCAAGCAAAATAGCGGATGAACCAGAATTGACAAACACAGAGTTGACAGTACCAAGCCAGTTAGAGAATTTTGTTTCATATTTTTTAGTAAGTGGGCCTTTTGTAAGTTGCGGAATTTCTTCTTGAGTAAGCCAGTCGACTAGACTAGCGACGTCTTCTTTATCAATAGTATCTGATACTAGATTGATTGCCATACATTTATTATAGATTATTTTCCCAGATTGCAAGTGTATGCTTAAAAGGTTTATCAGGAATTTCTTTTACAAGATCAATCATAAGTTGAGCAATCTCACGAATCTCCTTTTGTGCATGTTCACTATTACGGAGCTTCTGAAAGTTAGCAAAACTTCTCATGTTAAACATAATATCAGATTGAATTTTACTGTTATAGGTCTTAAAAAAACGCGCACTTTCTTTAGCTCTTTTGCGTCCAAGAGACGGCTCTAACGCTTTAATAGCCTCATGATATAGAGTATTGCCTGCTGCAGTATAAACTTCAAGTTCTATCTTCCACTCTTCTGGCCAATCGTTAGGAATAAACGTCTTATCCTCTTTTAATTCTTTGTATCTCGCCGACTCAGCATTGAGCGAAGATATTCTATGCTTAAGTAAATGAATATGACTGGCAATATCACAATCAACAAGGAAATGGACGCTACCCTTCTCAAAAGGGGTTTCGTGTCCCTCACGCCAAAGCATGTTGATGAGCTTCGGAATTCTCTCTCTCTTCTTTTCATCTAATTCTCTACTAGTTGATGTCCATGCACTACACGCAATTGTTTCATCTGATCCATAATATCCTAAGAGCTCAACGGTATTCATCTAAAGAGCATTATAAACTCTCTTTAGCCCATTTTCAAGAGGAATAAATTGGAATCCTGGAAAAAGTTCTAGCAACTTTTTATTAGAGCAATCTTTTCTGTATTGACCATCCTTAAGCTTATCATTATCAAATTTTAATTCAAGATGTTTATTATACGTAGCATAAAGAGCAGCTTCAGCAATAACTTTGATTGATCTATTGTCATCACAAACATTAAAGTCTGTCTTAATTACTCTATCAAGACATTTCATAATAATCTTCGCAAGATCCTCGGCATGAATAAATTGACGTAAAGGTGTACCTGTACCTAATAGAGGAACAACTCCTTCACTATTTTTAACCTTCTTTAGTAGTGCAGTTACAAAATGTGCTTTTGTATCATCCTCAAAATTATCAAACTCACTATACAAATTACTTGGAAAAATTGTAAAATAATCTAAACCTTTACTCTCACGGATAGTTTTAAGATGTACTGCAAGCATTCTTTTCGCATATCCATAACCAAAGTTAGAAGAAGTAGGTTCTCCTATATGAAGCATATCTTCAGTCATTGGATAATTTTCTACCTTATCCGGGTATGCACACGTACTACCAATACCAATAAATTTTTTTACATTATATTTTTGTGCCTCAAGAACTACATTAGAATTTATTAATAGATTATCTTGAAGAAACTCCACGGGATGCGCAATATTATCTTGAATACCACCAACCTTAGCAGCAAGATGAATTACTGTATCAGGTTTATACTTTGCAAACATATCCCTCACATCAATCTTTTTAGTAAGATCATATTCCTTTGACCCAATAAATATAACTTTATCATTCCAAATTTCATCCGGTGCAAACAACTCTTGTAGATGTTGACCAACCATTCCTGTTCCTCCTGTAACTAATATTTTCATATAATATCTGGTATTGTTTCTTCTGCTAGTCTATACTTTTTAGCTAATTCAAAGTTCTCTTTTATAGCATCCATTTTACTTAAGTATAGTTCCTCATTACAAGTTTGCAAGATATTAGGTAACTCTTTTACCTCATCATAACAAATCATACCATCTATATTAAAGAAATCCCCGATGGATGGACATCCCCAGTATAAAGGTATAGTACCAGTTACAAAACAATCTATAAGTTTTTCTGTAAACCAATAATCACGTTTAGTGTTCTCTATACAAAAATGATATCTATAATCTCTCAACCCCTCAATTTTATCTTTTAATGGGTTATAACCACCACCAAAGACATCTACTTTATTTTCAGCGCCTGCAATAATTTGATGTCGCTGAATGTGACCTGGATGTTGTCTTTTCCCTGACGCAATAATTGAAAATTGTTTAGATTTGCTATGTATACCCCAGTCAAACTCATCAATCCAACAACCACCAAATGGTAATTTAACAGCATTAGGACAAGTTTCTAAGAGAATTTTATCATGCGTCCAAATAGCTGTAAATTTATTAAAGTTTTGTTGAACAAACCTATATAAATCTGGTATGTGATCCCACGCCTCCACTAACCATGCAATGTTTGAACCGGGCCTATAAAGTGAGGAAGGAATATCTATATCTGTCCAGACAACAATATCTTCTGAGCTATATGTATCTTCTCTTACCCATTCAACTTTATCAGTAAGCTGCTTAGGTGGCATTGGATTATTAGAAAATATACAATGTGCAAAAGCAGAATCTTGTAAATATATTTTTAAAGTTTTAGCCATCTGTCTGGAATAATGTCTTTAGGATTAAAAGAAGTATGACCAGGTCCGAACCATATCTCCGGAGCTACAACTACCTTATTATTTGCTTTAGTCTCTCCTAACCATGCACCCCACCAACCAAATGTTGAGTTACATAGAATATTATTTTTACATAACGACATATGATACAGTGCTTCAAATGGATCTTGTTCTTTCGAGTAAACTATCTGATCTGCTTCTCCAAACATTCTTTTTGCATGCTCAATATCATCAGAGAAAATAACAATGTGATCTAATCCAGCTTCTCTAACAGCATTTTGCCAATAAGATGTTGGTATCACTGGGTGGTGATATCTTTTCTTCATATAATCTCCTAATCTAATATGCATAGAAGTACATTTAGAGGGATCAGGATATTTACTAAGATCAATTTTATCTTTAACATCTTGTTTAAATTTAAATTGAGCCCTTACTTCATCAATTGCATTTTCGAAATAACGTTCTGACTGAAAATATCCGACCATATCTGTAAAGTCATCTATTTTACGATCAATATAATGAAACGGAAATTCAACTTCATTAAAGATTGAAGAGCCTAATTCTAGTGTTGGTGTGCTAATATCAAACCCATCAAAAATAGATGTATTATTACGTTCATAATTTGGGTCATAATAAGTTTTATTATGAGGGATCGCTACTTCATAATTATATTTTTTAGCCATACCCAATACAGCCGCAAACTGAAACATACTATTGCAGAGGTTTCCATATCTTCCTATCCTTGTCGAAGTTATCATCCTACTAAAATATCTTTATGCCAGTCCCATTGATCGATATGCTCTTGCAACTTTACTTTATTCATATTCTGAATTTCCAAGCAATAATCTCTATTAAAATTAATATACGGATTATGATTAAAGGAAGTATCCCCTCTAGCATGTGTAAGATGCCACAAAGGCCATTGCGTACGCATAATCTTAGTACCTAGAGTTTTAAATCGAGCATTAATTTCATTATCTTCATAACCAACACTCTTAAAATGCTCATTAGCTCCACCACATTTCCAATAATGCTCTCTATCAAACAGTACAACACCACCTACTGAGTGTGGATTAAATAGAGTACAATTATTTAAATCCACATTACGAAGATCTTTTGTTTCATTAATAATATCAAAATACGTTTCCGGTACATCATAGAAATTACCATCATATGGATATACTAATTGTGCTTTCTTATTTATAATAGCTTCAGTAGCTCCAACAATCTGCTCAGGTCTTAAGAGAATATCGGCATCATAATGAGCAATAACTGGAGTAGTTGCCTCTTTTGCTGCAAGGTTAACTCCTCGCTGCCTATTAAAGAATTCATCTGTTTCAATATAGATATGACGACACTTAAAAGCTTTACACATGTCGTGTAGCTTACTAGATGTATCCTGCTCACTAATAATAATATTAGCATCAAAGTGATGCCGTAGATAAGATAAAGTCGTTCGAATATTACGAATACGATCTTCATGATCTACCTTAGCGGCTATCAGAAACGTTAGCTTTTCTTTTAGATCTTTTTTCATTAATTATTTTTTGATAACGTTTAATAATCGCTACAACTTCTTGTTGTGGAGTATCGGGGACTTTCACTGGTGATACTTTGTTCTTACTCATAAAATATTGCGCTGCTTGTTGAATGTTCGATTGCCAATCTGACCGTGGCCTAATAGCTGAAGAGTCTTCTGAACACTTCTGTTCTTGTACATAATCTAAACTGTTGGCAATATCTGCCCACCACCAGTAGGGTGTACTGAAACCATTCTTAGCTAACTGATAGGAATGATCAACATGCTCGAATGCATTAGTAAAGTTTTCATCATATAGACCGACTTTTTCTAAAGATTCTCTCGTATAGAATGTAACCGCACCAACACAATGCTGATTAAGAGCAATGCGCAACTCATCAAATGGTCCGTAATCAAATACCAACCTAGGTACCGGCTTACCGTAACTAATACCAGCTTTATTGGCCGGCCCATGATATGCAAACATAAAGTGATGAATACCTGTAGTCTTATAAGCGCGTATATACTCTGCAAACAAATTATCAGTAAACTTCATATCATCTTCAACCAGAATTATATAATCACAATCTTTATCTAGTAGATTTTGTATAGCAGCATTCTTAGCTTTACCTACACCTACACCTCCTGATGTACGTATAAACTCTGCACCACGCCGCTTTAAAGGGTATTCCTTTGTTCCATCATCAACTACTACCAATTCATCATACCATTCATCGCTGAGAGATTCAAAGCAAACATTAAACATATTTACCCTATCACAGGTTATAATACCTACACCAATCTTACTCATTACTTATATTTTATACTCCAAAAACGATATTTCAACTATAAATATAGATATGCCGTGCGTTGATAATAAAAATTTAATCTACAATATTAAAGAATTACCTGAAACGTTTTCTGTAGCCGACGGTGATTTGCTTTTAATTGAGACAGATGAGGGTACAAATATTATGGATTTTGCCAATTTTATAATTGGTTTAGATAATACAACGTTTGGTACAACAATTACACAACATACTACTGATATTTCTAACCTATCATCCGAGTTTGTCTCTCTATCTAGTCAAGTTGACACAGATATGTCGGAATTAAGCGCTACAATTGTAGGTAATACTACAAAGGCTTTAGTTACACTATCAGGTGATGATGCCTTTTCAGCGGTCGCTGTTGTGAGTAACAATATTGCCTCTGTTGAATATGTTGTTGCTTCACATGTTGTAAGATTTAACTTTGATAATAATTTTTCTAATACAAATTATATAATTCTACCATCCGCACCAGTTTTAGAAACTGCTTCACAAAAGTTTGTACAGTTTGTAGAGTCGGACAAAGCAACAAACTATGTTGATTTAAGCGCTATTAACATAGATAATGGTTCTATTGCATATACATTAACTAGCTCTGCTATAGGATTTCAAATTCAAACGTTCTAAACGCTAAAACGATCAGACTCACCTTGCTTTAAACCAAATTGCTTGAAGAGTTCCTTTTCTTTTTCTTCTCGATCTAGTTCTACCTTTTGCATACGAACTAATGACTCAAGATCGTCAATATTATTTGGATTTAAAATAGATTCCTCATCACCATACATGCCACCCTCTGGTGTTACATACTCTGATATTAATTCAATACGGTGTTGAGGGTTATCTGGTAATAATATAACACAAGGTGAATCACCTTTAGGGTAAAATACATCAGCATCCGCCTGAGTCATATACTGCATATATAGAGTGTAAAAAATATTATCTATCTCTTTAATAAAATCAACATTTGTATCACGTATACCATTATCTACAACTCCTTGTTGTTCGTTGAAACGAGTAATAAATATAATATCTAATGATCGTAACGATTCACGTGACATAGTAATCTGCTTTTTAACAAATTCATCTGTAAATCCTTCAATACCTTTACCGTTTGCCCACATTGTATATGCTATAGCATCTAACGAACACCTATCATATACAATATTATCTGTAGCCTTCTTACCTTGAAGTTGATCAATTAAAAAATCTAATATAACTGTTTGTGTTTCTGGGGTAGTATTAGATGAATGCTCTAAGCCTTTCTCTTTAAGTGTATCATGATATGTATCTGTAGGTAATTTGTAATTCGTCCACGTATGGAGAAAACTCTTTACCATTGTAGACTTACCGCTATTTGCTGTACCACTAAAAGCAATTCTCATATTGTTATTTACTACTCATTTAAAAATTATCAAGAAACGAATACCGTTCATTACACCTTGAGAGCCATATCCCATACTAGCAAATGAAGTCGAGATGAGAAGTTAACATGCATTGACTTTGCATACTCAACAACAGCAGCAGCATTCTCAATATGCTCTTTACGTGAACCAGCTACAGGCATAAACCAAATACGATCTCGAGTAACATTAATGCTGTTATCATCCTCAACATATTTACGCCAAATCTCTTTAATATCCTCAGCAGGATCATTGATAACAAACTTAAAGCCTGATCCAATCTCCCTATGATACTTGAGTACTTTTGGCTTATAAGTCTTTTTTTCTGGATCACCATTTGTAGTTAACTTAGGTGAAGTAGTAAAAGTAGCACCAAACTCATCATGCCATCTTGAATCGGGCATAAGGGTAGCATTAGTCTCAAAGTCAATCTTAGGTTCAAACCCATATCGATAAATAAACTCATCTACTAGCTTAAGTAGCTGCTTCTGCTGAATAAGAGGCTCACCACCAGTTAGTTTCCAGATAGTACCTTTTTCAAGTTTCTCAATCCAGTTGTTGTCTTCCATCATCTGGAAGATCTCTCTAAACGTCATTTTATTCTTTACAGACCAAGATATAAATGAGTCACACCCGTGTGGAGAGTCCTCAGACGCGAACCCAATACAAGTTAGGTTACACATCGCCATCCTCATAAATAGGGATCGCTTACCAACAAATTCGCCTTCACCTTCAATAGTATAGAAGATCTTGTCGTCAGATAGAATTAGAGTTTCTTTATCAAGGTCCATCGTATATAGTATAGTATTATTTCTGTTAAATTCAACTAAAACAGCAAAACTATATAAAACTATTTAACTATGATTTTAACATATCTTTACCTAAATAATTCTATATGAGTAGACAAACCAAAAAAATATCTTCCCCTTCTGAAATTGGTGAAGATATTTTAAATGATAATTGGCTTATGGATTTTAAAATACGTAAGCCGTTTTACTTTAAACCAAAACATAGACATTTCTATAACATATTACATGAAACAACTACTCAAATGTCATTTGTTGATGGGTTAGCTGGTACTGCGAAAACTTATATTGCCGTGTATGCAGCTTTAGAAATGTTAAAAGAAGGCCTATTTGACAAAATTGTATACATTCGTTCTGTGGTTGAATCAGCTGATAAAAGTTTAGGATCCTTACCTGGTGAAATTGATGATAAATTCTCACCGTATGCTATGCCATTAATCGAAAAAGTTACTGAAATTGCTGGTCCAGGTACATGTGGTATGTTACGTAGCAAAGGATTAATAGAAGCTATACCTGTTAACTTTGTGAGAGGTTTAACCTTTAATAATACCTGCGTTATTGTAGATGAAGCTCAAAACTTAACAAAAGGTGAACTTACAACTATTCTTACACGGTTTGGTCGCAATAGTCAGTACATTGTATGCGGTGATACAGGTCAATCTGATGTTAGACAATCAGGATTTAATGATGTATTTAAGCGATTTAACGATGATGATTGTGAAAATAAAGGAATTTACGCACATAAGTTTGGTGTAGAAGAAATTGTACGTAGTAAAATATTACGCTTTATTTGCGATAAGCTTGGTTCTTAAACCATTGCGGTGGTTTTCTAGCCGTCCAAACGGCAAACGGCTTATCATTGATAATATATTGTTTATACTTATCTACTGGCTTAAGTGAATTAAAGCCAGTCACCTGACGGCATGTTTGATTTGCAGCAATAGCTACTGCAAATTCTTGACGGGGACCGTTAGGTAAATTTTTAGGCTTATTTCTGAATACAGCAGCAAGCTTAACCTCCGTCAGGTGAATGCGACTGTATCGATAAGTATATTCTCTACAAGCTGCAATAAAGTGATCATAGAGCCACTTGTAGTTACCTGCAGTAGATCGACACCAAATACCAGAAGGGTGTTTGATATGAGAAGCTTTATAGAGCAAGTCCTCTAATACAACATCCGGATGCAACCAGCGTTTAATACGACGACCAGCCTTAGTCTTACCTTCATACTGCTTACCATCTAGTACTCGATGAGCAGTAGACATAAGCTGAGCATACTCAACAATCATCTTTACAACATGCTTATCACACATCTCATGAGCAGAGATAACAGGACAATCATTAGTAGTAAATATATTCATACCTAATTATATCTAAGTTCCTTATTTAAATAAAAAAAAGAGTACCAGCTAGCTGGTACTCTTTAAAGATTGTATTATCTTCTAACGCAAGCCTGTTGACTCAAAGACATCACGTGCAACTCCAGCGGAGAAGCCATTTTCAACCCCTTTGACTATTACAGAAATAGCATTGTGACTATGAAGCGATTCGTTATGAGAAGCTACAATCTTAAAATCTTTTATACGTTCATCTTTATCTAGACGTGAATAAAGAAGCCTAACAGCATCCTCAACAAACTTAAGGAAAGCTCCATTCTTCTCAGCAAATGCTTGCTCATCTTCACGCTTAACCATTACTTGCGTTTCAGTCTGAAGAGCATCTAAACAGAGCTCTTGAAGATCTTCAATCCAAAGCTTATCTTCAAACCTAACACTAACACGAGCAACACTACGCTGACTATGAGGTACGGTAGCACGGTTACGATACTTCTCAGCATGCTCACTTAGCTCGAAACTACAAGGACAAGCAGATGAATATACAAAATCAAAGTGAAGATACTTCTTAAACTCACCATCATTGGTAAGGTCCCCTTCTAGTACTACATCATAATATTGATAACCTTCTAATCCACTACGTAAACTAGTCTGCTTAATAGGATAGGAAATCTTAAGCATAATACGTGAATCAAAACTCTTAAGATTCTCTTTATATGTAGTGAGTACATCTTTAATTTTACCAATACTAAACGTCTCATCCTTATGATCATAGAAACTACGCATAATGCGAGACATATTAATACCTTTCTTATGAGCTTCTAAACTCACACTGCCTGTTACACTAGTTTCTAGCTCAATTGTTTTACCATTACGCTTCTCATAATTAAGAGGTAACTTAAAGTTATGAATGCCAACTTGCTGAATAGCTACCGGTGCACCTTGAATAAGACTTGAGGGACCATTCTGTAGATCTGGTAGTGATGCAATATACTCCTTACTCGCATCCACTGTATCATCATACTCACGAACAGGTGGTACGTACCCATCAGCACATTCACTACCCATAATATCTTTTGCAATAGTATCTTTCTCACCGGTGAGCTCATCGTCATCACCTAGCCATTCATAGTTGGAGTTATTTTCTGTCTTACTCATAGTCAAATATAATTATAACATACTGAATGTAGTAATCAACTAATCTCATTCATTTTTAACTTTTTTAAACTATTTTCCGGAAACACTTGCAATCAGGTTCTCAAATGAATAAATGGATTGTAGATAATGTATAGAAGAACCTATTTCTCAGTCTTTCTAGAGATCAGTAATATAGAATAATTTAAAATAAGCAGTTGATTTACCCATTTAATCAGGTTATAATAATTATATGAAATTTACTAGTAACAAAGTAATTAACTTAGGTAGTGCTGCGTTCAGACAATGGAGATCAACTCACAGTCACTGTCAATTTATACATGGTTATAATTTAACTGCAGATATTACATTTGAATGTGATAATTTAGATGAACGGAATTGGGTTATGGACTTTGGCGGTCTTAAAGATCTTAAAACAATTTTAGAAAATACGTTTGATCATAAGTTAGTTGTTGCTGGTGATGATCCTCAACTTGATTTGTTAAAACAACTTGATGCAGTTGGTATTGCTGAATTAGTTATTTTAGAGTGTGGTGTAGGTTGTGAGCGTTTTGCAGAATTTGTTCTTAAGACGGCTGATACTTTTACAGACGAAGCAACTGATGGTCGAGTTAGAGTTAAGTCTGTACAAATTAATGAACATGATAATAATTTTGCAACATGTCATAGAGTAGATGATAATTTAAAAGTATCATTTGTTGAAACTCAAAGTAGTACTGATCCGGTGCAACTGGAAGATATACATGGGCCTATTGCAACTGAAAAAACTAAAGAAGATGATCAGCCTCAAGATCCAGTAGCTGATCCACGAGCTGCACAAATTGGTGGTCCACCAAGTACAAAAACCAAAGGTGGTTGGTTTGATGGTACTACCTGGGGGTAGATGTAAGCGGGTGTAGCTCAGTGGTAGAGCGCAACCTTGCCAAGGTTGATGTCGTGAGTTCGAATCTCATCACCCGCTCCAATTTGATGCCATCTTAGCTCAGTGGT